AGCATTACTGCGTGCCTCCCCCGATCTGAGTCACGGGTCCGTTCGTCGTGTATGCGCCGCCAGGTGCCCACTGAGCGAACTGAGTGTCCATGACTAGCTCGTCGGGCTTGCACTGAGTCGTGCTAATGGATACGATGATGTCACGACGCTGGATCTGTCCCCGGATTGACATCTGCTGGACACGGAATACCTTGCGGTCGTAGACGATCCTGTCTTTCAGGTAGTTGCCCGTCATGATGTCGGCATAGTCCATGCCCGCTTGCAGCAACTTGTCGAACGCGACGATGAGTTCAGCGTCGTCGTTGTAGTAGAAGCCGTACTCACTATCCTCGTTGGCACCTTCGACATGCGTGATGTGCAATGTTTGGATGCGGAACGGGGGAAAGTATATGAGCCCGTTACCCGCTGGCTCGTCATAAACGTCGTGAATTTCCGAATGGTAAGGATCAAAACGGTAATAGTCACACCAGTCACCGTCTACGACCTGCCAACCGGAAAGGGCACCGAGGATCTTGTCAGTCTCATAATCAGAGTTGAACTTGCCGCGCTTATAGTCGAGGCGACTCATTGATGTTCACCACCTGACCGACACTGGGAGCGTCAAAGCTGGCGGACTGCCAGTTATTACACACAGCGTAAGGCTCTATCATGCCGGAAACGAGATCACACGATCCCCATTTGAACATAACGCAATTCTCGCATTGAAGTTCATTTGGTGACACTGATATATACCCGGCAGTTAGCTTGTCGATCATGTTCCCCAGTTTCCATTCCAAAGAGGGCTGGGAACACCAGATACATCGTCGTTCCTGTGGTCAACAGGAGGAATCTGCCGTTGCGGGTACCTGTGATCATCGTACTCACGCGGACGGAACAACGGGACGAGCCTTCCGGTCGTCTTACTCGTGCGGCGCAACTGCAATACCTCGCTCCGGTACAGACCGACGTTGAGTTGCCCGCAATAATCCATGTAGCGGAGCGTCATCGCCTGGATCTGCTCCATGATGTGGTTATACCGGGTCGTCCTGTCGATGACAGTTCCCTCAGCCGTCTGGACGTTCGAATCGGTAGCGGCGTCATTGGCGAGTGCCCAGAACGCATTAACCACGGTTAGCATCTCTACCAGTGGCTCTTCCAGCGCCGGCAAGTTTTCCAGTGTCTTCGGGGTCTCACGGTACGTAATGAAGCCGCGTGCGTCCCTGTACCGCTCCTCGACTTCTGACCCGGCAGTATGCTGGTTAACTGACTCGATGGCAATCCTGGCTAGCTCATAATCGGAGAACAAGCTCCAAGCGCACCCGGTAATCAGCAATGTCGCATTCAAAGGGATGGGGGCACCGAGGAATACCTGACCGATCGATGCATCCATTCGGTAAGCGATAGTGGTATCGTCACGCCATTGCGCCGTCGTATTGCCCGGGACGGGAGTGTCGTTGACGTTAGTTTCCAATGAGGTAAAATAACTGTCCTCGAAGGTAACTTGCTGCCCGGTTGTGTAAGTCACGGTCGAAGACCAGGGCTGTGCGAATGAGAAATCGGTCAGTACCGTTTCGACGGAGCCGTTGACAACTGTCACTCCGAGAACGGTCTGCCGGTTGATCTCTTGCTTGGGCAGGTCATACCAGACCGTTTGCCCGTCTCCGAGAGCCGTCGTCCGGAAAGGCATCGCCGGGTCACCTATCTGAAGGCGGACCCTGTGGATAAGGTCACGAAGCCTCATGACGCTCCTATGAAGACGTGCTCGGATACATAAACTGCCAGCGATCTGCCGCCAACTGCTGCATGTTTCCCTGAATGGGCTGAGCGACCGCACAATCTATTGTAACGGTTGCCGACAGTTCCTGAAGGGCAGCTATGGCTATCTGGGTTGTCTTGTCCATTAGCTGTTCGTCCCGAAGCTCGTGTAGAGGATGAAGGAAGCTGACGAGGCGGGAGTGCCCGTTGCCGTCCTCCTGACCCACAGAGCGGCTACCTGGCGTGGCAGGATGTCACCCAGCACGACACCTCCCGATAGTGACGCTGAAGGTCCAGCCCACGTGCTGACGCCAGCAGGGGCTATGTACGGGCTCGATACGGACACAGCCTGAGGGGTACTGGACGTGTAGCCGCTCGGTGGTGTAGGATCGGCACCGATAGCCCACGTGATCGCGTTCGATACGACACTGCCCGTGGGAATCCAGGCGGTCGCCGCCGTCAGCGTCGTCACCGTGTCGGAATTGTAGACGAACAAGCACTGGTAGTCCACCTGGTGCTGTGCGTTCTGTGGTCCCGTCGTATCCGGGAAAACGTTGTTCTTAGTGACGGACAAGTCTACCTGCGTGGTCGAGCAGAACAGCCCGTTCGAGTTGTACACCGTGCCGGGCAACGCATAACCGGCGACGGCATTCGGTGCTGCCAGCAAGTACTGGACTGAAGCTGTCGAGAACGTCATTACGTTAGCCCGATCTGGAACTGACCAGGAGCGACCTGGATAGACTTCGTAGCCAGAACCTGCTGAGGCACGGGCACTATCCACAAGTACATCAGCAGCCCGTTGTTGACAGTCGATGCGATCGGAGTGTCACTGCTGTCGTCAACGCGGGGGACCGCCATCAGAGCCGCCCAAGATACCTGGGCAGCCTGGTTAGCCGTATACGGACCGAAAGTAGCCGTGCCCGTATTCGAGATGACTGACGGGATCGCCGCCGTGCCAACGGTCATCGGGAAGGGCTGGCGAAGGTAGCCCGTCGTAGTATCCTCAAGGGCAGCGGCTTGCTGGATTGTCTGGACAAGCCCGCCGCCTGGTCCGCCCGTAGTCGGGTCGGATACCAGCAGGGCGAGGTACAAGTCATAAGGACCATCAACCCAGGTCGAAGTAAAAGGGTCATACACGTAGATCGCATTGCCAGCGGATGTATTGATCCACTCCTGCCCCGGAATCCAAGATCCGGGTGCCGACGCACCTACGAATGGTTTCGCCTGACCGGATAGCTTGTTCGCTAGGAACTGTGCTCCGACCTGAGTTAGCTGTCCTGCCATGTCACGTCCTGCAATAAGTAACGATTGGGCTCTGCCAGTAAGGCTGCGGAAATATCCAGCCCTGCTGTTGCGGGGGAAGAATAATCGGCTGAGGCAGGTCATCGATCCTCGTTACCTTGAGAAGCGTGATGTCAAGCTCAAGCTGCCTGATCTTATCTTTCAGCGCGGTGATCTCTTCCGCGCACTCTTCAGTAGTCAACGAGGTACCCCAGGAATTCCAGGTGATCGGCTAGGTCTCTATCGACCGTGTACCACCTGCCACGCTCGAAGTTGTAGTTGTTGAGCCCGCCGATCCTGGCTGGCTGCACTACTACGCCGTCCTTGATGACGGCATCAGACAAGATGCTCTTTCCGAAGGTCATGTCCTGAATGTCGTCATTGACGCGGATACGCCGGGTCGGGACTTCGACACTGACTTCCTCGATGACGACTTCCCCGTCTACCTCGACTTCCTGTGGTGCCTGGCGGTGAGTCGAGTAATCAACTTCGGTAGTCCTCTTGCGCTCTGCCTCTGCCTCTAGCTCCAGCTCGATGTCGCTGCGCTCCTGTGCCTTCTTGGCTGCTGCTTCCTTAGCTAGCTGCTGCCCACGGAGACCCGTGAAGTCACGAGGGTTCTTCTGCTGTGTGTTCGTGCGTGGTGGCATGTCTATCCCCTAGTCTTGTACGATTTGACGTTCCTAGCTTAGCACTTGACAGCCTTCTGCCTGGGGTGTAAGATGGTGTCAGACCCCAAGGGAGAAGACATGACAGACGCCACGAAGCAGCAAACCGCATAGCGGCAGGAGCCTTCAGCGTGCAGTGGCGCTCTGCCTGATTCTTTCGGTGGAGCACACACGAGTCTTCCCACCAGAATCAACTGCACAGAGCCCCGGATTTACGAGTCCGGGGCTCTTTTAACTTTACAGGAGGAATCATGATACTACTAGCAACAGCAGCAGCCGTCACAGGCGGGCTGAACATCTTCGGATTTAACATCGGAATCCCGGTGATCATCGCATTCATCGTCGGATACTTCTCAGGAAAGAAGTGGGGTTAAATGTCACCACTTAGAAGGCGTCCTGACCCTGAGCCAGTACCCGCCCCTCCAGGTAAGATGACCTTTACCTGTACGGGGTGTGGTGCTACATACGACACATTGGACAAGGCTGTAGCATGCGCTAACAGCCATCCCGCACCTAAGAGGGACTAATGTCACAAACACAGCACTGCGGAGACAGCTCCGTTCATACCGAGCACAGTTATAGCCGCACCGTCTACAACAAGAAAACCCGGCAAGTGGACATCGTGTACTACTGGTTCCCAGGCACGCAGAGCAGCAACGGTCACTAAGTAGGAGGTGCAATGCCAAGAGGATGCACTAAATGCACGCCCGACCGGCGCGGCAACTGCCAGTCCGGTTGCGACTGCTCCAGTTGCGAGGGCAGCCTCGACAGGGCAGCTGGTGCCTTCGGCGGTCGGCGTAAGAGAGCCGACGCCGGGCAGTCACGCGGAACGGATCGCGGCGGACTCAAGAAGGGGAGCAAGCTCCCGATTGAGCGCATGTCAAAGAAGGATGCCGATAATTTCATCAAGCAACAAGGCGACCAGGTAACCGGGGGTGGCAAGAAGCGCCACTATGAATTCGAGCCTGACCCGAACAACCCGGACAGCGGAACGCTGATCTACGTGAAGGACGAAGACTAGGAGGCACAGATGGGATGGGGAAAGAAAAAGGAAGAACCGGCGAAGGAACCCGCACGTACTCCGGGCAGGTCTGACAATCACGCGCACTCATATACGCAGCTTGTCAGTGAGGTAACGGGCTACCACGCCGGGCACAGGGTAAGAACTACTGTCAAAGCCTGCTCTTGTGGTCTTACGAACACGACCACGGTTGACGGGTCGTAGGCTTTTAGTGTTACGATACCCGCAAGGCAAGACAACGGAAACAGGAAGTGGTTTAAGTGAGCCGAAAAGGCGGACCTCCGCTAGTACCAAGGAACCGCTGCAAGACGTGCGGTTGCGAGCACGGTTACGGCTGTACTTCATGTGGCTGCATGTGCGCCAAGACTGACAAGGAGAAGTGATCATGCTGCGGGTCATGATGAAGTGCGAAGAATGTGGTGCCAGCGGAGATTGCGACTGCTGGGCATGGAAAAGGTAATCGCACGGGTGTATGACTGGCTTGACGATCAGTTCTGCACGTTGGCATTCTTCGGGTACCGCCCGCCCTGGTACAAGGAATGGTGGACTCGCGGCAGGTTTACCGGCAGGTGATCCGGGTATAACCATGACAACAGAAAGGAACTGTTATGGCTGATACATTCGGAACACCGAACGAGCAGGACCAGGATCGCAGGGACCAGGAAGCCCGCGATGCCCAGGCACGTGATGAGCGTGACGCTAACGGCAACCTGATCCGCACTCCCGAGGAAGCACGCTCACAGCGTGAGAGCGACGTCAAGGGCGACCGTCTCAACGAGAAGCTAGCGCCGCTCGACAAGCGTGTAACCGCGCTTGAGCAGGCTATGCTCGAACTAGGTCGGTTCTTCGACGGAACGCACGATCCTCACGGTGAGAAGATCCACCCAGAGGTCGGCTTCATCATCAACGACCATCTCCGCAGGTAAGACCTGAGTTGACATGCCCCGAGCCTTTAGGTAGACTCGGGGCATGAAACTTTTTACAGCAGAAGAGTATTACGATCTTCACCAAGACATGCCGCGTAATAACCACGTCATGGTTGCCGGTGACGGCGAATGGCTGGGAGATGTCAGTCAGTCAGATCATGACCCCCAGTACTGGACGATCATCGCGATTAAGGACCATGGCGACCTCATTTCGTTCGCTTGCCCGCTGTCTTCGATCTATGAGATCTTCGAGGCGAACTTCCCCGGGCAGTAGCTTGACACGCCCGGCATGACCTAGTAGGCTTCAGTCATGGACTACTACGGAAGCATTAACCTCATCATCGGCAACGCCGTCCTTGCATGCCCGATGGGCGAAAACGACGCCGAAGCCGGAACTGTAGGTGAATACCTCGTCAAGCTGCTCCGTCTCGTATGGGAAGAAGAAGAGGGATTCGACGGGAAGCGTCCATTCGGTAACTCCGGATGGAAGTCAGAAGTTTACAAAGCCCTCGTTGAGGCGAACTTGATCAAGGGAAAGATGACAGACGGCTACCTCGAAGACTATGACGAGGCAGAGGCGGACAAGCTGATCGACCTCGCGATTGACGCGATGTTATGCCGCCGCGTGGACGTGAAGAACGCCCAAGCCCGCAGCCTGGAAGGGGTTCCGGACCAAACGGCGGACCAGGCAGGGGAGACCGGGGCGGGTCAGCAGCAGGAAACAGGGGACCGGGGACGCAACCCTCTGCGCCGCCATTGCCACCTCCACCGAGACAAGGAAATTAGAGGCACTTGTGAACGAGTATGAGCGAGCCCTGGAAGATTTCTGGAGGGATGAGGCTCTTAACGATCCTGACGACCCCGTAGGAAAGCACATCGCTTACATAGAGGAATCGAATGCCCGGATACTCGGGTACATGCCCAGGAGGGCATTCGAATCCCAGGAAGCTTACGAGGCACGGGTACCCGAAGATCAGAGGGGCGAGTACTAACCTAGCCGGAAAACTGAAAAAGCCCGGCGAAAGCCGGGCTTGACAGTAAGACTCTGCTGGGATAGGGTGGTACTAGTTGGTACGGGCGATCACGACAGCCTGGTCGGTGATAAGACCAAGACCCCAGATCGAGTACCACGCAAGACCGTGCTCACGCCCGTAGTCGAGGATACCCGCGTCACGAAGCTCAACCGGGAGGCTGATAGCGTGACCGAAGGCGTTGTCCCCGATGAAGATCGCGTCATAGTAGAGCGATGTCGGTGAACCGGTGACGCTCGGAAGGTTGTTCACGAGGTCGTTCCACACCTGAGTCGTCTCGATGAACACGATGTCGTTGATGCGCCCGATTTCTCCGAGCATGAAGTTGCCCGGTGCCGCGTACTTCGTGACCTCGGTCCAGCTCGGGTCGTCACGAAGCTGACGTGACTGGTGAGGGTGAACGAAACCGACGTAGGCGTCGCCTAGCCTCGGGACGTTCTTCGTCGCAAGGGTTTCAGCGACATCCTTGGTGACTGATTCAGTCATCGCGTAGTTACCAGCAGCTAGACTCTGTGAACTAGTACCGGGAACACCGTGGTCATACGGGCTCAGAGGAGTACGAACAGCGCTCGCGAGAGCAGGCTTGTTGTAACCGTAAAGGAGAGAAGTTGCCTGGCGCAGGGTGTCACGGGCTGAACCGTCAAGATACAGCGCCATGTTCCTTCCGAGAAGACGTGCCGCGCTCGCCATAACGTCATCAAAGGATGCGTTGAGCAGAAGCTCGGTAACGGCTACGGCGAATCCCTGCTCAGCTACGGAGATGTCGAACTGAGAAGCGGTCAGTGCGACCGGCTCAAGACGGACACCTTCAACAAGCTGAGAAGCAGCCGGTAGGTTGTTGTAACGCATGAAGTGAATCGTGAGTCCTGGTTGTACACCAAGCTCCGTCTTCTTTACGGCGAACTGCTCAAAACGCAGCACGGGCATCGCCATAAAGAGGATTTCCTTGCTCCATAGCTGCTGAATTGCAGGGCTGAGCTGGCTGTTCGCACCGGAATATCCGGTTGGGGCACTCGCCAGGAAGTTAGTACCCGTGATCGATGATCCTGCCATTGATTATCCTTTGCAATCTGATCCGGCAGGCAGTCGCCCTGCCAACATTTATGAGTATAGAGCAGAAAGTAGTTACTGTGTGATTTTAGTCAAACAGTCCTTTGCCCGATCCGTTTGGCATGTTGATCCTCTGCCTGAGAGCAGCGAACTCGCTCATTGACATGCCCTGGATTTGCTCTGCGGTCAACTGCCGGTCACCCGGAGTATCTAGCGGACCCTGAGCGTTGACACCAGCGGCAGGGGCTACACCCGGCATCTGGCTGCGCTGGCGGACACCCGCGTTGCGCACGCCGTCAGCGATCTGCTGGGTCTTAACCTTGACTCGCTCGATCGAAACCTCGACCGCCTCTTGAGTGTCACCGTCGATAAAGTCGATAAGCTCGGGAGCGATGTTGTCCTGCTCTTCATTGATCCTGCGCTGGACGTAAGCCTGAAGGGCGATCATCTCATTCTGCTTCTGAAGAAGAGCGACCTTGACTTCCTGGTCCTGCTGAAACTGCTGGAACCGGGCATTCATCTCTTGCTCGCGCTTGGCGATAAGCTGCTCAGCCGATAGCTTTGCCTCTTCCGCCTTCTTGCGCTCTGCTTCGATAGCTGCCTGACGGTCAGCCTCAAGCTTCTCAAGCTTCTTCTGAGACGCCCGCAACTCCTTCAGTTCATCAGCCATCGCGTCTGTCTGCTGAAGCTTCGGGTAGAGCTTGTCCCGTTCCTGTGTCCTTGCCTTGTTGAGCATTTCATCTACCTGCTCCTGGCTGTAAAACCTTGTGTCAGCGGCGGGTGCAGGTGAAGCCGGTGGAGTTGCCGTGTCATCAACTAGCGGTGTCGTCATTTCATTTCCTTTTGTCCGAGTAAGCCACTTGTCGTAAGTCTACCTTCTATTTGTCGTAACCTGGGTTGTCCTGGTCGGCGGAAGGGATTCGCCTCTGGGCGAGCTTTGTACCGAATGCCTGGGTAACCAGGTCACGAAGAATCATATCGGATGATCCGGCGATGGCGCTCGTGATGTCACCAACGCCTGGTAGCTGAGGAAGGACGCCCGTAGCCTGGCTGCCTACTGTCGGCTGCTTGTCAGTAGTCTTAGTCGTCTTCGTCCCGTCGGGCTTCTTGGTTGTCGTCTCCGAAGTCTCGCCGCCATCGACAGGCGTTCCTGCTCCCTCTGGAATTATTCCGGTGAGAGCGATGATCATGCTGTCGATCTGGGTCATCAAGATCCGCTTCGCAGCGTCCATCTTAGTATCGTTCAACTGCTCGCGGAATAGCTCCTGTAGCTTCTCGTCAGGGAACTGCTCACCGAGCTTCCTCAGTGCGCCTTCCTTGCTCTCGATGCCGAGCATCAATTCTGCCTGGATCTCGTTCAGAACGACAAGCTGGTCCTGTGGCAGAGGCGGCGGGAAGATGCATTCGATGTTGTACACCTGAGGATCGAACGGGTCAAGCCCCGGCTGCTGGTCATCGGTCATGATGCCCTGAGTCATCTCGTTATACATCGCCTCGTCGGGCTCGAAGAAGAGCAGTGTCTTCAGTGCCATCTGGCTGATCTTACGGATGCCGTTTCCATACTGGGTCGTCTTCAGATTGTACTTCTGCATCGTCGGCATGTACTGGATAGCCAGGGCTACTCCCGATGTATTGCTGATCTGCTGCTCTTGCCCTAGTGCAGTCTGAGGTACGCCCGTTATTTCATGCATCCACAGCTTGATCATCGACATGAACTCGATCGCGGGAGCGAGACCTTCGACGCCACCCGTAAGGTTCTCTACGCGGGCATCCTTCTGCGGGATAGCCCACACCTTGCTGGCACCCATCTCAAGGCTCGAAGCTTTCGCGCCTGTAATGATCGTGACAGGAGCGGTGTGGTAGTTGATGATGTCAAGGATGTCCGTGGCAAGTTCGTTGAACGTCCGGTTCAACGGGATGATGTCGATGACGTCGGACAAACCCCAAGGGCTCGCCGCTACCGGCTTGTTAGCGATGTGGACAATCGGTATAAATCCTAGTGGGTTAGGTCGCCTGTCGATCAACTCATCATTGATGTATTCTTCGATGTACTGGTTGGTGATGATCTCGACATAAGTGTTGACCATCCTCGTTCCCTCTGGAGAAGTAGCCCAGAAACGGTACTTCAATTTGAACCGGAGCAGGCGGTCCTTGTCATGAGGGTGCCACTCGGGGAAACAGAAGCTAGGGTTGAGAGGCAGGATGCGGACACGCCCGTTGACCGGCTCTCCCGTAGCTTCATTGACATAAGCTGGCTCATAAGCTACCTTGACAAAGCAGTCACCGTAGACACTGCCGAGGTTGCCCATCCCCCACAAGAGTTCATTCTTGCGGTTATCCTGGTTCCAGATCCTGTCAAGTAGCGCGGGCGTGATATGCGTGAACATCGGGTCAACCTTGAACATCACCGACTTGCTGAACGTGAAGTTCGTCAGGTAGTCGCTGAAGGTTGACACGTAGTTTGCGGTAAGCTGAGGCTCGCCCGGAGGGCGACGATATGCCCAGTGGTGACCCAGGTAGAACGCCGCAGCATTGGCGTAACGGGTGAGGCGGGGACCGTGTATTTCGAATTCCTCGTCACTAAGCTCGATCAGACCCAAGGGAGACACTGAAATAGCAAGGTCTGATCCCGCTGCCCTCATGCTCGGGCTAATAAAATCCAGCGCCATGTGTGTCCCCAAGATCGATTGGTCTGTAGCTAGTCTACAGGACTTGACAACTAACCAGGAGTTGATAGACTGTGCATATGAAACTACCAGACTTCATCAAGAGATTTGGCTCGGTTGAGCCCGACATGACAGTCACGGAGGAATCCTTCCTGCGTCGCTGGCGTGAATGGGCTTTCCGTGCCCTCGCTCTCCTGATCGTCATGATGACGGTCGTCAGCCTGTCCGAGTCGTTCCACGGACTGTACGAGTGGTTCGTCCTTCACGGCGTCGGAGGTAACTGGGGTTACATCGCCCCGATCGCCATCGACTTCGCGATGATTATCGGTGAACTGGCTATCTTCACCGCATTGACAGGAAAGTGGCACTGGAAGAAGAGGCTCGTTCCTTGGAGTGCGGTCTTCCTTGGGTTCAGCGCTAGCGTCGCTGGTAACATCGGTCATGTTTACGCTCATCACCCGTTGCCATGGGATCTGACGGCACTTGTCTTTCCCGTCGCCGCTGCATTCGGAATCCTCATAGGGTTCTCAGTTCTGAAGAGCCTCGCCCGCGAGCGTTCGGATAAGGCACGCCAGGTAAGGTATGACATGACTGCGGAAGTCATTCCGAATAAGCCTGACAAGGCGGCGCTCCACCCGGACCAGGTGAACAAGGGGATTGATGCCCTGATCCCTCCCGTGCCTGCGATCGAGCGTCCAGCGGAGCAGGTTGCCTATGCTGCCGCGCCCGTTCCAGGGTCAACGCAAACTACGTGGACAGAGATAGACCCGAGGGACGCCCGTCTAAGAGGGGCAGACCTAAACGTAAAGCTCCGAAACACAGGTCAGCAGCCAGTGCTCGTTGACTAGAAGTCGTCAGCGACATTCCCCGCTCGTGTCTTACGGCGGGGAATGTTCTGGTTTGGCGGGGCATAAGTAAAGTCACGTGTTGACTGAGCGAAACGCTCACCATCGGGTGTCCTGTTGGTCGAGTGGTTCAGTGTCGCCCTCTTGCCGTTCGGGTATACCGGCATGTGCTGTTCAGCTACCGTGCGAGCCATATGGGTAGCGATGCCGTTCCCCTGGAAGTCAGGATATACGTAGACACTG